TAGATTTTGCTGCAATCAATTCCGTTATGTGGATCGTGGGTCAAATCTACTGCGTGACCTGTGTTATGGTCAGAGTTAGGATTTGCCTTGATGTGAGCCTTGCTTGGTAGGAGTCCATCCGATACCTTCTTGCGCTTTGGAGCAAGCGCAGTTGCCTGTCTTAGAACGGCACTTGCTGCAGGTGTTGCACTCTTTGCAACAGGTTTCACTTGTCATCCTCTTTCTGCCAGAATCTTATAGATTTCGTCAACGCGTGTCTCTAGTCGAGCCACTGTGTCTTTGATGCTGGAGCCACCATTAGGTCTAAGTTCATAAAGAAATGAATGGACTATCCAACGCAGTCCCATAAATAAAGTTGATGCTATTCCAAGAACTGTGGCAATAAGAATTGCCCATTCAGAAGGGGTCATTGCAGGCTCCTATACGGATCTAATAGTGACAAGTAAGGTTCCGCCAAAGCCTGTGAACCTTTTGTCTTGCGGTGTACGGTTAATAAAGTCCATCTCTTCTATCAGGCCAATAAAGGATTCTCCTGTGCGGAAGTCCTCTACTCGGATGGTATCGCCTACGTTTTCTACTGCTTCGAGTTGTTGCATACGGTCCCAAGCAGAACCTTCATAGCCTACTTCCACTCCGAACTTATCGCTCTCGTGGTCATAACAGAATAATGGATATTGAATCAGTCTTTGACGAGGTACTGAGGGCAGAGACTTCAACTGGTAGCCAGTAAATAGTGGCCCAAGAGTGCTGTCATTGACATCACGGCTAAGTGTAAACTTGAAGGCTAAGTATTCTTGAGGTCCTTGCGGATAAGGAATGCCGATTTCAGAAACAGTAGACTCTTCAGCAAAAGAACCGATTGCATATTCGGTATAGTCATAGCCGATAGATGAGATACTTAAGCTACCATTAGTGGTATCAATACGCGGGGTAAGTAGTTTGAATAGCTTACCTTCAAGAGTGTTATAGCGGATAAAGCCAGTCTTTAGATAACCAGATGCAACCTTAACTCCGTATGATTCAACCCATACACCATCGCCTGGAACACAGAAAGCCACACGATCTGTGCCACCAAGAAAGGCTACTGAGTTACTGGTAGTAGTCTCGCCAGAGGCGCATACATCCCAAGCATAGGCAAAGACAAGGCTGTTAGGAACTACTGGCTGTGATAAATCAATACGGACTAGACCTGATTCGCTTCCCTGCTTGGTAGATACATAAGCAAACTTGTCTCTAAAGGACACATCAGTACACTCTGTTTCAAATAGTAGCGGTCCATAGGAGACATCTCCTTCATTACCTAGAACTCCTACTCGAACACCTTTGTTAGTGCATAGTACCGCGTAGGTACCAAGGTAGGTATCAAAGGTATTGATGATTTCACCTTCAGGTAGGTCTATAACTACCGAAGGAACGCTAAGTTCTGGGAAGCCAAGAGCATTAGCATTAGCCAAATCTAGAGTAATCTTATAGATAGATGAGTTCTTACGGCTATAGCCACCTACATAGATAGCATTAGGACCCTCTGAGATAGTAGTCCAAATCCAGTCACTCTGTGGATGGGTATAGTGGTCTGATGGTAGAGCGCCTCCGCCAGTATGAGTAGCATTTAATTCATAAAGTTTATTATTGATAGTAGCAATTAGGCGTTGCTTTATGTATTTAATTCTGGCACTGGTTGTAGATGAGGCGTTATAGGTTTCAACATCGCTTGTACTACCACCGATATTTCCTCTATGAACGTGAGTTCCATTGATAAACCAGTATCTGATTCCATCTGTGGTTAAATCAAGAATAGTAGATGGAGTTCCTGCTTGGGTATAGGTAGAGTCAGTAGGAGTATCATTACTCATCGTAACTTTCTTCAAAGCAGAGCCATCTGCTACAACTAAACAGTCATTAGTGCCATCATTAGCGCCAATGATTATTGGGGTATTGGCGCTAGTTAAAGCCCTGACTGTAGTATTTAGCAGGGTAGCCTGACCTTTGGTCCAGACATCCAAGCCTTTAGATTCTGTATATTGGAATCGCAATGACTCATCTTGAGCAGGCTCAAAGTATTTAATTCCTTGACCTAGATGAAATGATGACTGAGATCTAAACCACCAACCAGTCAGCGATTGCTCGCCTGCTTCTCTGGTCTGGTCATACTGTTGCTTACGATACTGCGCCGTTACACGGCGATAAGGTGAATCATCACTGGCAGCCAGAAAGAATGGCAGCCCGTTGATGGCTATATCGTAAGAAACTCCTGTGGCTTGATAGTTAGTCGAGCCAGCAGGATTGGAAAGTACATAGGGAATCCCCTCGGTAATATCATCTCCGAATGGTGCCACTATTTCTCCTTAATTTAGATTGATGTCCAGTCACGAATGCTTCCGCCCTCAATAGGGCAGATGAATGGTAAGTGTTTACCTTCAGCGATCCATTTACGATGGGCTGTATTGATAGCAACCCAGTCAATATCATTATTTAGCACAATCTTGAGGGATTGTTATGGGCTAGGATTTTTAACCCAGTTGAGAATGGCTTCGTCCCAAACATACTCAAATTCTTTGCCGTCTGCTGGATAAGGAACAGGCGCTTCCCAATAATAAGTTTCTGGGTCAAGTGTCCAAGAAGGATAAGGTTGCGGAGCAAAAAAACCAATACCATCAAAACTATCTCCAATGCCTGCATAATTCTTGCGAAATGCAGGGCTGCCATCATCGCCATAATGAACGCCACCGCTAGTATTGTATGAAGTGCGCTTGACTGTGTAAGGCGTATTCAACGCATAATAAATCTCTGGATCTAAACCATCAATTAATTCATTTTCGTCTTTGCCATTTATAACTGCAACGACAATATTATTTTCATTTAAATAAGCGTAATGTGCCATTATGACCAACTAACTGTGTCTGATATGCCTGCGGCAGTAATTGTTGAAACTTTAAAACCGCCCGAAGGTGCTGCCGTTGTTTGTGTTACTCCCCCACTAAAAGTCGCTGTCAAAGAATCTGGATATTTAAGAATAACAACTCCAGATCCACCATTGCCGCCTGTTCCACTAACCTGCCAATTTCTGCCGCCACCGCCGCCGCCAAGATTAGTTCCGCCAGCGACACCAGTGTTAGGCGTACCTGTCGCACCTGCACCACCACCGCCAGAACCTCCAGCGCCAGGGGTGGTGCTTGTACCGCCACCTCCACCGCCGCCGCCTCTAGTTACTGAAGTTCCAGAAATGCTTGAAGCGTTGCCGTTACCACCAGCAGCACCATCATTGCCTGCTGAATTAGCGCCGACTGCGCCTGCGCCACCGCCGCCAGAACCACCATTTGTTCCTGAAGTTGAACCACCTGCAAAACCTTGGGTCGGTGTTGCTGCCGTTCCGCCCGCGTGAGTGCCATTATGACCGCCACCACCACCTGAACCGCCTGTAAGTCCTGCACCTGTTGCGCCCGTATAACCGCCACCACCACCGCCAGTTGCAGTTATTGTGCTAAAAACTGAATTACTGCCACTGTTGCCACGCGCTTCATTAACGCCTGTGCCACCTGCGCCAACTGTGACTGTGTAATTTGTATTACGAATTAAAGTTAAAGCAGTTTCTAAAGTGCCACCGCCGCCAGTATTTGTGACTGTACAACGCAATCCACCTGCGCCTCCGCCGCCAACACCGCCGCCGCCGCCACCTGCTAGAACTAAATAATCAACATTAAAAGTGCGCGGATAATTTTGTGATGCCCAAATACCAAGAATAGGTGTCATTATGCAATGTCTCCTACTGCGTACCAAGAATCTGTATCGCGCTTGATTAACGTTATAGCAGAATACTGTGCTCTACATTTAGGCGAAGCAGCAGTAGCGCCAGTTGAAACAACTGTTGTTGTTCCTGGAGTTGCAGCACTTACCGTTACCTGACCTGCGCCAATTTGAATTATATTTAACTGAGTTCCGATTGGAAATGCTGTAGTTGCATTAGTCGGTATTGAATAAGTTTGAGCAGAAGCATTGCTTGCCGTGACTAACTTGTTGTCAGCATCTGCTAGGACGAATGTATATGTGGTACCAGTCTGAGCGTTAAACGCTAACGCTGCGCTCGCTGATGTAGTTCCACCAATAAGGGCTACGCTCATTAGTTTGCCTCGCTTCCAAATGCACTAAATGATGATGTGCCAGTTGTTGAATAAACTGTAATAACATCTGTATTGGCAAGTGTTAATCCGCCCTGTAGCGATAAGAATGAACCACTTGGAACCTGTACGCCATACGCGATGTAGTGCTGATTAGCCAAGGTTGCTCCTGCTGGACGCACTGCAATACGAATCGTATCGGCTGCTCCACCAGTGTTGGCTATCTGTAAAGTAGAAACAATGACAGCATTACTTGCTGTGTATAGCGTTGTTGCAGTAGCAGCACTTGGTGCTGACTGCGCTAGGACTTTATATGTAGGCATTAGGCTAGATCTCCAATCAAGGTCCAAGTATCTGTTGCTGTTTTGACAAGGCTTGCTGCAGACCATTGAGCACGAAGTGCTGTCCCAGTTCCATTCAAGGTAACTCCGCTTGCTCCAGCCACCGTTACCTGACCTGCACCAATCTGTTGAAGATT